TATTGTCAGTAGTAACGCTGATAAAAAAATGGAATCTTTATTTAGAGAAAAAGGAGAATAGCTATGTTTCATTATACTAACGAAAAAGATATGAAAAACTTTTTGGATAAGAATGTTGTTTGTAAAACTAAGGAAGATAAAAAAATGTTAGAACAGATAAAGCATTATCTGGACTGGCCGTTACAGCTTTATGCATTGCAGGAAGCAGAATTTTCATTACAAGATGAATTGAGAGGAAAATTCGATAATCTCATCCTCACTATTCCTAAAGGGATTATTTCTTCTTTGGCAGATGAACTATATGAAAGAGATTTACTAAATAATGAGGAAAAATGTAAAAATTTTGTTGCAAAATTTTTAGATGAAACCTCATTAGAAGAAAACGATAGTCCATTTCATCCAGATAATATTTCATATGAGTGTGCTTATTCTGCTCATGATCCTTATCCTACGTTTGATATTCAATTTATCAATGCAGATGGAAATGAGGATGAAACTGAATTTACGTGTGAATCTGGACAAAATATTGTTCACTCCTTAAGAGAACTTCATGATTTTTATGAAGACTTTAGAAAAGATAATCCAGGAATTAAAAAGATTATACAGGTTATATATATGGGTACCGATTCTCATTACATACCAAATAAAGGAGAAGAATAATGACTACCGTTCAAATATACCGTAATCGTAGAAATCCAAATAAATATTTAGAAATCCATAATGATGGATATTATCATAATTCTGTTAGACAATATATGTATTGGGAAAAAAACATTCTCGCAGGAGAATTATTACTCAATCCGGTCAAAAATATTGTGGGAGATAAAAAACTTTACCGTTGGAGAAAAGCAAACTTAATGGAATTATTGGAAGATTATGAAGTAGTAGCAGTATAGTTTTTAGATAATATAGAAAATTACGGAGGAAATAATATGTTAATTTATGGAGTATGTGAAGAAAGTATTACTAAGTATAATGAAGATAAGGCAGAAAAATTCTTAAAAAATTTGTTAGATACTTCTTGTAAAGATATCGCAGAGAATTATTTTATAAACAAAGAGGAAAACGGTTGTAATCTGCACGATTGGTTGGATAATTATGAATCTTGTAATGGATGTAATGGGTTGTTTGCTTGTTTATCAGAAATAATCAGAGAATTAGATGATATCGATATTTCTTGTGACAATCCTAATGGTCTTTGTTACTTAGGATTACAGGCAGACATGCCTTGGCATTATAACGAAAAAACTAAAAACTTGACATTAAAAGAGTATCAAGATACTTTAACGAAATATCTTTACTATTTTACTGATGATGAAATCAAAATCCGATGGTGGAAAGTGGACGATGAGTGTGATTATTAAAAACATCCGATTTATAACAAAAAAGGAGATTTTAAAATGACATTATATGAATAGTTTGCTGAATATACCAGTGGTAATGATATCTTTGAAAATGATGATGACAAAGAATCAGTGCTTACAGTCGTTAATCTATATGCAGACCATCCTGAACTGGGGATTAAAACAATCAACCATTCATTAAATCGACACTGTGATCTCTATATTCACGAATATATAAGACGGCGGCATCATGAGTTGGACAGTTGTCGATAAAATAGAAGTTTTATAATTAAATACCCGCCCGGCGACGGAATCCGCCGGAGAAAGAAGGAAAATATGACAGCAGAAGAAAGAAACAAGTACATAGAGTTTATGTACGATTATAAAAATGAATATAATTGTGAAAATTGCCCGGAAAACAGAGGCGATTTTCCACATGACAAATTACCTTGCGGACAACAAAATTGCTGGGTAACCTGCCATTGTAAGGAGATGTAAATAAGGAGATGTAAATATTATTACCGCCCGGCGGCAGAATCCGCCGGAGAAAGAAAGACGATAATGATGGAAAGAATAGAAAAAGAGTACAGATAGGATTAAAAATACACAGGGAGAAAGATTATGAGTAGTAATAAGATTTTACCAGAAGAAATTGTAAACATAATAGAAAATGAAGGTTTTTCTTGCAATGGAAAAATCTCCAAACAAAGCGGAGAATATTATGTAGAAATTTTTCAGGGAACTCCTCTCGGGGAGGACTGGAATGAAACAATTTGGTTTGACGGTTCTAAAGAAAGTTTTATTGAAGCAGTTAGAAATCGAGCAAATATTTTTGACGTAGATGAGGAAGTAGAAATCTGGATACCATGCCGCGGAGAAAACGGCTGTCCTAGCAGCATTGAAGCCTTGGTGGAAGATGCAAAGTGGAAGGAAGAACAAATTGAGAAGTTAGCAGATGCTTTGGAAGGGCTCAATCGTTCAGTATCTACTGAGAAAAAAGCGATTTTGCGTATCGTTGTAAATTATGCAGGAACACAGTTTTTTACAAAAGAAGAGGACGGCTATTTTAAACAGCATGAATCGTTAGAAACTGCCAGAGACTACATCATCCATGAATATGGAGCAGATGTAGAAATCGAGACAGAAACTGATATAAGATTCACTTATTGATGAAAGGAGAAAAAATGCATTTACAAAAAGATATTATGAATATTTTGGATAAAACTGGTTTCAATTGTGTTGAACCAACAAGTGAAAAAGGGAAATATAATATTTACATTAATAGCCGCACTCCATTCAACAGTGATTTTGGGTTTTATGTAGTATATGATGGCTCTTTCCAAAGTTTTAAAAAAGCTGTAAGTAAGATTTGTTATGCTTTTGACATTGATAAAGATGCAGAGAAACGGATTCCGATAAGAGGATCTGCCAGCATTCAGACAGTTTTGGATGAATCTAAGTGGAAAAAAGAAAAATTAGATGAGTTGTTAGCTGCATTTGAAACATATATAATGGAAGCAACTTTTACATTTACTGTATCAAAGTTAGCAGGGTATATTGTTGATTCAATATGTAAAAAGTATATTACAGAGTATGATTTTACGGTTTTAGATGATGCAGAACCTCAAATATCCAGTTGGTATGGCATAAAAAATATTAATACTGGGTTTAATAGTTCTTGTATTGAACTGTTTGCTGACTATTATGGTGGCGGTTGCGGAGTTTATAATCGAATTGATGAGGAAATGGACAGGGAAGAAAGAGTAGATATTATAGAAAAGATGATATTGCAGGTTATGGAACAAGAAGTATGTGATAAAGACACAAAACTTCTAGTCCAGCTTTCATATTAAATTTATAAAGGTAATTATGGTATATATTTTAGTAAGCCTCGATATAAATCGGGGCTTTTTCTAATCATCGTTTTTGAAGAAATTTCTTTTTTGTTATATTTTTGAAACTATCATTCTATTGTTGAAGCAAATCTAATGAAGGAAGGAGGATAATATTACATCATTGTTTCACAGAACGATAAGACAGTTGCTATTTTGTGGTAACTATAGATTAAAAAAGAAAAGAAGGAATATTTTATGAAAAGAAAAACAAAAAGAAGATATTGTTATTTATTAGAAAGAAAAACAGATGGAAAGCATTTTTGTGCGTTTGGAAATTTTAAGGCTACTAGCTATGGACAACATCCATGCGTTTTATTCGATCTTTTACCCGAAACATATATAGGTTATTCCTGTCAACAAACACCGTTTGGCATGGCTAGAAACATATCTAGCGATTTACGTTGCGATGGTATCTATAAAAAACAATACAACATTTTACAGCAGCAAGTAATCTAATTAGAAATATTTATTAATAGGAGGAAAAAAATGGGAGTAGCAATGAAAGTATTTGCTTATTATAAACCTGAACAAATCAATATCACTGATTTTTATGAACAGATCAAAAAATCCTTTACTACAGCGTTTAAAGGGGAAATAGAAATTGTAAAAAATTATCCATCATGTTCAAAAAATACAATTCATGGAATGAAAAGTCCTGATAAAATTATATCTGCTGCTCAAAAATGGAATGAAGATATTGAACAAAAAGTTGTAAAATCCCTTGAAGTTTTAGAAGAGAAAGCGTCTGATTGTGGTTACAAAAACTTATCTGAATATTTTAATTGTTCTTTTCACAACAAAGAACGTTCATCATATTCTTGGGATTTGTGGTCCTCATTAAGGAGTATGGATGATATTTTGGGATATGGTACAGATTGCGCCGTATATGATGAGAATGGAAACTGGACAGTAATGATGCCAGAGGTAATAAAAAAAGAGGCTCTTTCTCATCCTGAAAATTTCGTTATTTTACAATTAATATATGATTAGGAGGATAGTAAATGCAAAAGAATAAATTAGCAATGTGTAAAAGGATATTTAAAGACTTTCAAGCAAAAAAACTGGTGGATGATAAAAATTTTCTGGTCATTGATTGGAAAAATAAAAATGGTTCCGGTGAATATTCGATACGTTATACTTTGGATATAGAAAAAGGTAATTTCATAGTAACAGGTGACGTAGGATATTGTATCGCGAGCTGGTATAACCACTTAACGCCAGACAATCTTTGCAAGTTTTTAAATAATATAGGGTATTTTAAAGAAAAGATTAATTGTTGGACTGAATCTTATACATACCGCTATAAAGATATCAAAGATGATCTTTTTGTACTTAAAAATGATTTACTGAATGATACTGATTTTTCGGAAGAAGAAATCGATGAGGATATCGAAGAAATATTATCTATGGCTGAATATATTGAAAAAGGTATGGCTTCTTATCCAGATTTAATTGATATTTATACAAAATATTATTCTGATTGGTGGGATTCTGGATTCAGTACACTCGGTCGCAGGATTTCAGATCGAATTTATCTATGGGCCGCAGGATTTCAAATGGCATGGAAACAACTTTCTGAAAATATTAATAAGTGATTTTACTTTCTAATTTTAGTCCAATAAAAAAACAATTTTGATGTAATAGAGAAGCCATTGTTTTATAAACAATGGCTTTTTATTCTTCTTCAAAACTATCATTCTATTATCGAAACAAATTCGATGAAGAAAGGAGGATAACATTACATCATCACGTTTCAAAAGTTGTTATTTTTTATATCGACTATAAAACAAAGTTAACAGGAGGAATAACTATGATAATCGATCTTACATATTCATGCAAAATGGGATGCAGCCATTGTATGTCAGACTGTAAACCTGAAGGGAAAAATATGTCCATCCAAGTGTTAAAGGATTCGCTTGATTTTCTAAAAAAATATCAAATTCCCACATGGTATTTCTCGGGAGGAGAAATCTTTGAACATCCAGATATTTTAAAAATACTTGAAATTATTGAAACAGAATGGATGAAAGAATCTTTTCGATTCCCTTTAGCCTTAATAACAAATGGGCGAGAACTTGTCAGAAATAAGAAAATTTATGATTATATATATAATCTTATCAAAAGACATGGAAAAAAATACATTTATATTCAAGTAACGGATGACTCTAGGTTTTATCCAGATAAATTAACAGAAAAGGAGCGATATTGGCTTAGTAAAATCGCTTCTGTGATAGAAGGAGTGCCAGGTGACCCAAAAGATAAAAACAAATGTTTATATCCACAAGGCCGAGCTTTACATAATTACTCGGAAAAGAACTGGTATACAGTTGGACCCAAATGTATAAATCCTATATTAATGATAAAACAAGACATGGGAATCTCTAAAATGGTAATGACAATGCTCATGAAAGGGAAAATGTGTGTTCCGGTTATCGCTCCAGACGGCTCTATTAAGTTAGGCGAATCTGCACTTTGTCCAGCTGTGGCATCCATATATGACACTGAAGATGTGATCATCGACAAAATAAAGAATTTCCATTGCAGGCAATGCAAGATTGCATGGGAAAAATTAAAGGAAAATAGTCCAGAGACGTATTTTATACTAAATTGCTTTTAACAAAAAAACAAGAATTCCCCTACCTCTTTAGACTACGGGATGAATTGTAAAATTCGTGTAACGTCAGTGGTTGGCGGAGAAACGGTATCCCCCCACTGACATGAAGTTAATCCCTGCCGGAAGAAATACCGGCATTCAGCCTCTGCATAAAGGATACCGGCTGTGGATTAAAACAATCTTGTTAACAAAAGAAAAACTTCCTTTGGGATTGAATGATAGCGATTATTATTTGGAAGGGTGTTTTCAGGAAATAGGGTGTCGCATATCATACAGTACTCGCTATTATGTTGCATATGTATATTTACAGCCTGTATAGGAGAATAGTTTTTCAAACAGATTTCTTTTTCAGATGAGTAATATATATAAACAAAATCTTCTGTTAAGGAAATCATACATCAAGTAATAATAAGAGTTTTAGGAGAACCATATAAAATAAAATTTTTACCAGAATGAGAGGATAAAAGATATGCGTATAACAAAGAAGGAAAGAAAAAAGAATGCTGAACAATTCTATAACATGTTTATGAGCGGGTGCTGCAATAAAACGGCAATTGTTGCTCAAAAATGTGTGAGCACAAACCCAAATATAAACAAAGTTCAATTTATGGCTGTACCATCTCCATTAAGCTATGGTACTCCAGTTATCATTGCTGAGTCTAATTTTGGTTTAACTGGATGTTTTGCAGAGTTATTGAAAAATATTCATCCGGAAATAATGCAGGAAAAGAGTTATTTCGATGACGGATTCAATGAATGGTTAGAAGAAAATTATCACTTCCGAATTACATACAAAGATGGATTTGTCTTCTTTCTGGAAAGGGATTAGATATGGATACTCAATCTAAAGATTTTTTATCCAGCCGACACATGAAACAAAACATCTGAAATGTGATGAAAAAACTCTCAGAAAATATCTGGGAGTTTTTTGTTTTTTCTCCAAAACTTCATACTATTTATGCGAACAAATATGATGACGAAAGGAGACAGAAATCTTTTTATCATTGTTCTACAATAACTGAAGAAAATAGGTACAGGAAGGAGAACTAAAATGAGTAATGAAATAGGAACAAAGAAACTCTCATTTAATATTCAACATTCCGTTGTCTGTAGCTAAATGCTTTCTAAAAATTTTTTCCACAGAAAACGGGTCGTATTAATTAATATATCATACTTTCTATAGAAGAAAATTTTTGATTCTTATTATTTTTATGGAAAGGAGGAAGCCATGGACAACAAAATAATATAAGGATTCCCCTTCCTCAACATCAGTAGGTAGGGGAGGAATTATCTAAAATTCACTAAGCGTCAGTGGCGGGCGGAGAGACAATGATTAAAACAATCGCAATAAACAGAGGCTTAAGGTTGCCAATCAACGAAAAGACTTTCTGTATAAGCAGTCAAGACAGATAACCAATGCTTATGATCGAATTTGAAAGGGGGGATACTATGAAAAAATTTGATACATATATGGTTAACAAAATTTTTACAGTACCGTATTTGGATAGAATGATAAGCGAAGATAGTATTCCCGACTCTTTTTTTGAGTGCGTAAGGAGATATGTAAAAACGGATGATGCAACGATTGGTGAAGCAATAAGCGAAATATATCATTTCATGAATTATGAATATAGAAATGAGTATTATTATAAAAATACAATACTTAACCAGTTGCTTATAAAAAAACATGATTTGTATAATACAGCTGCACTTACTGAATTGCCTATTGGTAATTCAAAAGCAGATTTTATTATGATTAATGATCGTGGAGTAGTATACGAAATAAAAACAGATTTAGATAATCTAATTCGATTAGAGAATCAGCTAAAAGATTATTATAAAGTATTTAGTTATATTTATGTTGTGGTTGGAAATAAACAATTACCACATGTAAAAGAATTTTTAAAAGATCAAAAAGTTGGAATATATGAACTAACTGCAAGTGGAAGACTGATTTGTAGAAAAAAAGCTTTTTATAATAGAGATAATCTGTCATATGGAGCAATGTTCCAAGTGTTACGTAAAGCGGAATTTGAATCTATTATATTGAAACATTTTCATAGGTTACCAGAGGTTAATAGCTTTCAATATTATAGAGAATGTAAAAAATGGTTGGAGCGTATAAATATTGTTACATTGCAAAAAGATGTGATGAAATGTTTAAAAGCAAGAACATTGATGTTGATAGAGAATAAATTAGAAGAAAAGGTTCCGTATGAATTAAGGTTTTATGCATACTTTTCAAAAAAAATCGGCACTAATTATCAAGACATAGATAAATTATGGAATGCAAGAATGTAGGGAAGGGGCATGTATTTTGTTAACAGAAAATCTTTTTCGTGTTAGATAAAAAATAATTCTATAGAAAAATTAGCATTCAGTCTCCGCATAATAGATACCGGCTGGAAATCAAAACATATTGGTGTTGGAGTTACCTGTGGGGACAGAATGATCCTTAAGGATGAACACGAACTTCATTCATTTATCTGCAGCTTTACTGGAACAAGTGTTTACTTGGTGGATAAAAACGGCTGTTATATATCACAGCCCGGAAAAACATATAAACAATGGCCATTATTAAAACTGAAACGGTTACATCCCAATGGTAACTGGCTAATGGCATAAATAGTGATTCCTCTCTCCGCCTGTAGAGGCGGGAGACTTCTCGCTAGTTGAGTTAAACAAAAAAAGTAGGATACATGAGGTGTATATGAGAAATTTATATTCTGTTAGAATCATAAGAAAAGAAAGCCAAGCTGTTCAGGCGGTGTATATTGAAGAGTTCTGGAAATTTTGCGGAGTTTACACCAGTGAATTTATTACAGAATATGCCGGTACTATACAGGATACAGATTTAGTTGATTGCAATATCATTTTGGATGAAGATGCTGCGTATTTAAGCAAGCTTAAAACAAGGTTCTCTGTAATGTTTTCTGATTTACAAAGATATTCGGACTTGTCTGGCAGGGATAAAAGAAAGAGACTTGGATGGAAGATAGAGAGGGAATTACTATCAAAAATAGCAGAGCTTTTTGAATGGGATAAAGCGTGCATACAAGATTTCAAAAAGATATGCAGGGCATTTGTAAGATCAGATTTTGCTTATAATAATTATCTAACGCATTTGTTTTTAGATCAGTTTAGCGATGATATGAAACTTATGCAGATAGAGATTTTAAACAACTGTATGGCTATGATTTATGAAGCTGGAACAACACTGAAGGGAATTCCACATCGAAAATTTGCTTATCTTAATTGTGCGAGGAAGATTAATAGAATCTGTTTTTCAGAAAAACAGAGAAGAGTCTTTGATGATGAGCTTGTAATGAAAGTGGTACATCAATTATCGGTTGAAGATGAAGCATTTTCTATGGGGAATGTACTTGCAGGTCTGGTTGGTTTAAGCAGAAGAAAGTTTTGGAATCAGGGACAGTTATATATGCGGGAGGCATTGGATAAAGAAGGGGATAATAAGTACAGTGCTTTTGTTTATTATGCGTTGGCACATTTCCTTGAAGTGGAAGAAAAGGATGAACAGGAAGCATGGAAGTTATATCATCATATGGGGGAGATAGCCCCTCAAAGTTATCGTATGCTTTTTAAACGTGCAACGGAGTTATTCCATCAGAAGAAAAGTCCAGACTGGTGTAATGAGTTTTTTCAGATTTATAAGTTGATGAAGGAGAAAGAGGCAAAAAGTTGGATTCAACCATTAGAGTTAGAGTATTATTATAAATGTGCCAAAATATTGAATAGAATTCCAACCGACATATCTGAGGGAATTGGAATAAAGCATATAGAAGAAAAGGATATAGAAGAAATAAAGAGTGATAAGTTTATAAATAGTAATTTTATGAAGAATTTTATTTTTGATAATAATTTGAGAGCTATATATATAAAATATTTCCAAGCAAAAATGGAAACATAATTTTTATTCTTCTGGTAATCAACCATACTAATAGTGAACATATTTAAAGACGAATGGAGTGTAATTACATATCTGTTTGTCTTTTTTGTGTAATTCAACAAAAAGGAGGAATAAAAATGACAAGAAAAGAGGCTGCGATAAGATATGCCTTAGAAAATGGAGAACTAGATGGTTTAAAGGTCTGGTTACTTAATGGAGGTGACATTGAAGAATACTTTGTAAAAAACAAGAAAAACATCAAAATAACGATTAATGAAAAACAATTTTCCCTATCTGCTAAAGAAGCTGCGGATATTGTGAAAGGAATGATGCCAATCGAATTTAGCCGGCAGGATTTCGTTAACTTATATTTTAAGTTATCTGAGGAGAAACAGGAAGAATTATACAATGAAGTATTTCCTTATTATCCACAAGTTATCCGGACTAAAAAGAATCCATCATCGAAAGAAATTTTAGATGCTGTAAAAAGAAAGCATTACATTCACTTTCCAGATAATTTTTACGATATCTTATCAGATGAAGATCTGGCAGAATGTCTTTTATACGATGAGAGTATGATGCACGATGTACCAGAAAGTCGTTGGAATTCAGAATTGGCTATTTTGTTTAGTAAGAAACTAGCGGATAAAGGGGCTTACTATGACAGAATATGCATACCAGAGGAATGCCAAAGTGCTGTATATTGGGAAAATCTTTGTAAGGCAGATGGTTATTATTACCGTATTCTGCCAGAAAAATACAAAGATATTCTTTCAGAAGAACTAATTTTGTTTACTCTTAAAAATTCAAAGTCTTATATCGGACCATGCCATCTATTTGAGACAATCCCCGATGAGTTAAAGACAGCTAAAGTATCTTTGTTGTGCTGCTTAAAGCATTTTGCAGCGATAGAATACTTGCCGAAACGATATCAGATAGATAAATTTTATGAAATATTATCTGATCATGGACAAAACAGTTTTTTAAATTGTATTCATTTAAACACTATCTCGAAAGAGTTGTTATTAAAATGTATCCAGAGAGAAGAAGGGAAATTTGGTGGAAAGATACCTGAAAGTTACTGGGACGAAGAATTAGCTGTTGCGGTTGCGGGGCATACTGACGAGTTAAAAATCATCCCTACTGCATGGCGAACAAAAGAAGTTTATAAAACTTTTGTTTCAAAAAGAGGAACAAATATTGAACAGGTTCCTAAAAATGCAATAGATGAAGAACTCTGTCTTATTGCGATGGAATCGAATTCTTTTGCTGCTCTGAGATATATCCCAGAAAATATGAAAACAGATTCTTTCTGGGAAAAAGTAATTGATAGAAACCTGTTTTATAAAGTTTCAGATCTGCCGGAGAAATATCAGAAGCAGGCGTGGACCCCAGAAAAATGCCGTTCCCTTTCCGATATTCCATCAAAATTAAAGGATGAGGATCATGTACTCGCTTATCTTGAAACGCGAGGGCATATCTTGCCAAGTGATTTCGAAGAGTTTCAGACTCAAAAAATCATTGATCATGTTATGAGTAGGGAACATAATTCGAATTCCAAATTATGGTTATTAAAGTATATAGAGCCTGAATTTAGAAGACGGGCTGATATGCAAGAGGTGCTTACTAATTGTAAAGATGCTATTTTTCTAAAAAATCTCTCGCAGGATGAAATCAGAGAAAATATTAATGCATTTCCAAAAAATATTCTTTTTGCACCTGATTGGTATAAGGATGACATAAAAATACCTGAAAAGTATTTTGAACCAGGACAACAACTTACATTATTTGATTTCATAACAGAATAATAAAAGAAAGAAGGAAAAATAATTATGGATATGTATCTCGTATATGAAAAAAAATACGCAATAGATGATGTTGACTGTATCGAGGAATGTGAGATGAAATTATATTCATCACTAGAAACAGCAAAACGGGAGATGAGTAAAAGAAAAGAGTCATATGAAAGGGAAATATTATATACTTTTCTGCCTTCGAAAAGTTCTGAAAAGTGTTTGTTTTTCGCAGTAAATTACAACGAAAAAGAAGACACATATGATGGAGCATTTTGTGTTTGCTTGTGTAAAATTTCAGTAGAAAAATAAAAGGAGGAAATATGAGATGATAAAAAGTATGGATAATATTGATGTTCTTATCGCTGCATGTGACTATAAAAAAATAACAAAAAACTGTCAGAAATGTTATAAAAAACTCGAAAGGAAGGCGGGTTTCAACCTCATAAAATCCCCTGAATTACATGGGGAATTGTTGGAACTAATTGGGGAAAAATACGCTGAGAGTATTATTAACAAAACAAAATTTTCTGTAAGAAAAATCATTAAAGAACTTTCTTATTTTCCAGAATATGCAAAAAACAAATTAGCACAGGGAAGAAAAGATGAAGCTGCATTTGTTACGCCAAATGACAATGTAAAGAAAATTATATTGCCACCAAAGGTCGAAAGCGAAGATATTTTCAGTGTAATTAAATCAAATGTATTTCGTTATTTTGGTGTAGAAGAAGCAGTTCATTCGATTTTCAGATTACATGTTTAGAATAAAAAAGGAGGAAAGCGGGAAATAGAATATTAGTATATCCCCTGATGGCTTGACCAGGATGGGGATATCCCGCATATAATAAAATGAATAAAAACATGGCTACTATATTAAAAGCAGAACAGTATAATATTGTCAATATCAAATGGGATACAGACGGGGATGAAGAATTATTCGCTTCATTGCCACAGGAAATAGATCTTCCTCTTCAATTCGCTTCCGTTGCGGAAAATGAAGACTATCTTGATGAAATTTCTGATTGGCTTTCTGATGAGTATGGGTATTGCAATAATGGCTTTTCTGTTCAAGTTAGATAAAAAATATTTCTACAGAAAAATCGAATAAGCAAGATTTTTGCCATCCTATATAGAAAAGGTATACCGATGAAATAACAAAAGGAGAAAGATTATGTTGAAAGAGATTAAAAAAGAAAAAGATGTAATCACGAATCAGGACTTATTTAATGAGATCATTAAAAAAGTTAAAAAATCTGATAAATGGCCGTCCAGTATTATAGACTATGAACTGGAAGACCGTTATGAAACTGGACTTTATAATTATGAGTTTAATCCTGTATTCACTCTGCAGCCAGGCAGTAATGAAGGATATTATCTAAGCCTTTATATCAGAGGATACTATGGTTTAACGGATAAGTTTGATCTTGTCTCGTTAGGGACAATCAAGACTCTGCTTACAGATAAGGAGAGTATTCGACAGATGGCTGCTCTTTATGGGGAGTGTCTAATCGCTTATGAAGAAATCATGAATGATGAACTGGATAAATTTACAAGAAAAGGGTATGACCTATTTCTGGTAGATAAGGAAGAAAAAATGCATCCTTATCTTTCTGGACTTTCAAGTAAGGAAAAAGCAATGGAAAGATTTAAGTTGTACCATGAAAAAAATTCGGAACAGTATCTAAAAGGAGTTGTAAGGGATAATTTAACACGAAAAGAATTTGTTTTCTGGGCTTTCAGGTAAGGAAAAAGTATACATAGATATGCAATCATTGGCCACTACATTTCTACAAATTCATACTGTGAGTATCAGACTGGTTTAACAAAAAATCTTTTTATAAAATCTGTCATTCGTGTAACGTCAGTGGTGGGCGGCTGACATGAAGTGAAGCCCTGCCGGAAGAAATACCGGCATTCAGCCTCTGCATAAAGGATGCAGGCTGTGGATTAAAACAAGTTTGAGCCACTTAATTGTACTTGCAAAAAACATGCTGCCATTACTTGAGAATGGTCATTTGAAGATGTTATGCGTCAATGGACAGGAAGTAGCAGCTGATGGTATTAAAGTTGTTGATGCAGAAGATTATGACATTGTTTACTGGGAATCCAATGAAAGGAAAAAGTGATGAGGAAATTAAAGGTAGATTTAAGCAGATATCATAGATGGTTTATCAGATGGTCAGAAAGAAATATTACAGAAGAGGATTGCTTAAATGGAGAGATAGAAAATTTATATGTCATGTTAAGCGATTGGCTAGATTTAATGGCAATACCCATTGACAGGAAATTAATTGGACAAGAAATTGTATTCCCGGTTAATGCTGAACATCAAGATAAGATTACATATGATACTTTTTTAGAAGGCTGCAGGATTATAAAAGGGAAAGTAACAAAGGTTACGCCTGTTCAAATCTGTGTAAACGGAAAATTTTATGATTATGCTGAAGGAAAAGTTGTATTTGACAAATTGGAATATTGTATTTTAAGTTTAGTTTACGATGGTGATATGCTTTTTCAGGGAAATATGATGGACTCAATATATCCCGACAATTTGATTGATATTGATGAATCAGTCGGAATAACAAAAGAAGAAATTTTCGTATAGAAAGGCTTTGTAACAGATATGGAAAAGGTGGAGAAAGAAATCTCCACCTTTTTATGATGAATTGCTCCGTAAAATAATTATACAGAAAAATTGAATGCATGAGATTTCTGTTATACTATATAGAAAAGGAGGACAGACTTTATGAATGTAGATCCAAAGCAAATCAATAATTTGATAAAAATTTTTTGTGAACTAGACGAAGAATACAGAGGGAAAGCTCTTATGGAAATGAATGGACTGTTTTTTGAGTATATGAATGAGCAAGATTGCAAAAGAAATAATATCCCTGTGACGCAAGAGGCAAAACGTAATTTTATTGCTGACACAAAAGAATTTGCAGAACTTCTTTCTGAGTTATCTAAAACACAAAAAGCATCTATAGTAATGTATATGGAACATTTGAGTCCAGGGAGTTTTACAGAAGAAAACGAACTAGAAATTAAAATCAATCATAGGAAAATCACTTTGAGAGAATACATCGAAAAGTATCTTCCAGATGCAGATGTGGGAGAAGCAAAAGAAATATATAGGGAATTTGGAACATATGCGAAAAATTAGCTTTGATTTATTTTTCTTGATTCTATCATACTAATAATAGGATGTAAATAAGGCATTCCCCGCTATAACCTTATTTCATTCCTTTGTTAATCTCCCTGAGTATATTCAGGGAGATTTTGTACTGAAAAAACTGCTATTATCAAACACACGCAGAAAACCGCTGGCAGCTTCAGTTGCCTGTCGGTTATCACAATGAAAATATCGAAAGGAGCATTTAATGGGAGAAATTTTTAATTTAGATGATATGATAAAAAAAGAAATGAAAGGATTCAAAAAGGACGAAAATTCATCAGCAAAACCATCTGAATACCTAAGAGAGTATGCAGATACTTTACAGGAACTGGCAGAAATCATTCGGTCATATTTGGATATAGCAGACGAATATCTCCAAGATATGATTGGTCAAACTAAACTTGATTATCGAGATTTTTGCATTGAAGAAGACGATATTGAAGTATTTCTTGAAAGTATAACAGATAGCAATTTAGCTCCTGTTATATATATGAATCATGCGGCAGATGGAAAAGTATACCGAGCGACCATTTGCTTACTGGAGACCAGTGAAGAATTTGTTGATGTAAAAGGATCATTAGAGATGTATGATAGTAAAAAAGTATTTGCATTTGATTTTGATTCTAATACATGGATACTTGCTGCGGAGGATAAATTATCAGATACAATGCAGAAAATCCTTAATTCAAATTCTTTAGAAAGTCATATTTTACAGGAAATTATTTTAGCAACAAATGGCAGACTAGATGAAAAGAAATATGCTGCCATTAAGAAAAATTATGCTCCTCTTTTTGCTTTGTATAATCAGGTGCATAATTACATGATTCCAGTATGCGAACTGGATAATACAGGGAAAAGATGCTCTCTTTATCTCGAACCAAGAGATCCGTTCCGCATAGGATTTCGTATAGGATATGAAAAAAATATGTATGTTCTTTATCAATATCTTGATCCTTTTGATTTTTCAGAAGACGAAGAATTATGGATAACGAATGGGAAAGAACCAGAAATCTATTTAAAAGAAATAGATAGAATATCAGATTGTAAGTCGGTAGTAAAACAGTTATGTTCTATGGCAAATCGTTATGCCGATGATCTGATTTTTACAGTTCCGTTATCATTTGAGTGCTTTACTGAAACAAGTAATGTAAAAAAGATCGGAAAAAGAATTTACTTTACAAGCGGAGAAGATAGAGAGTTGTCTGAAAAAGAAAAGAAAAATTTAGCAGGATTAAAAGGCGTGGTTAGTAGTTTTCAGCGAATGGTATTTGAACAATACTAAGGTGCGCATTCCCCTTCCTCAACGAAGTAGGCAGGGGTTAG